CTGCCATGACTAATCCTCCTCTTTCATGAGGTCTTTATCAGAAGAGGCTACTACACTTGGTCCTTTTCTGGCTGCACCAAATCCTTGTCCTGTAGGACGCCCTACAATCTCATTCAAATCTGGATCAAGATTGGGAAGCTTTCGTGCTGCTGCACCTGCTACAAAATCTTTCATGACTTTCTCCTTTTACCTTTAGATGCTAACTTTTGAAATTTTTTCTTCCCATATTTTTTTCGTCCTATATAGGCTGCAAGAGCTTTGGGATTTTTAGCTCCCTTCTTTTTTAATTTCTTAGTCAAACTTTTAAATCTTTTACCTGAACCTAGTTTAGGTTTAGAAACTTGTTTTGAAACTTTACTTCTACCAATAGCCATTAAGTTGAACCCATAATAACAGTATCAGGACCACCAGCAGGACTTGCTGCTTGTGCCATATCATCTTGTCGGGTACGACGAGCTTGGTTTCTAAGTTGGTTAATTGCATTTTGATATTGACCTTCCCATATTTGAAGATCATTCCAACTTTTCATATACATAGTAGCTTCAATCATACAACCATAGAATAAAGCATTATAACAAAACTCGCTAAAATAATTAGAAGTTGTTACGCTAGTTCCAGTTGCAGAAGCTAAACCTAAAGGTCTACGAACATATTGTACTTCTATATCAACTGCTGATGCAGGAGTAGGTACAATATAAATCTCTGTGTTTGTTTTACGTGAGTAATATCTAGGATCACCTACAGATGCACTTGCATGAGGCCAATAATCTATTGCATACTCATAAGTTCTCGGTAATAGATTAGTTCTGTTGGATGAAGCACTGGATATTACATTGACATTCCTGACAATCTTTGCATCAACAGGAAGAGATACAATAGGATTTCCTATTGAACAAGATACAGTAGCAAAAAAATCTAGACCAAAATCGTCTAGATCATTTGTAAGCCTGTTCTCTACTTTCTCTATAAAAAAAGGAATTTGATTTGAAAACTCTGTTGAATCGTTTTCAGTTGTATTAATCAAATCATTTTTTAAAAATGAAAAATTAGGCATTTGATTAGCCTACTATCAATGTCAAAGCAGCACCATCAGCAGGAACAGAAACACTTACACTTCCCACCATTGGAACTCCCATATCTCCAATATAAATATCTGCACTTTCATTTGCTGCTACAAAAAACTTGAGAACTCCTGATGTTGCTCCCTTGATATCAAAGGAACCTGCAACAGTACTATGAGCATGGACCGCAATAATACGAGTTTTTGCTGCTGTGGAAATAACTCCAGCACCTGCCTGAAAAAGTGAATTATAATTATTTGCCATATTTATCTCCTAAAGTAAAGTCAGGGAGAACTGTATATCTCCACAGTATCTAATAATAATCAACATTTTAGAAAAGAATTGACGAGATATCTCCAAACAACATTCCCTGATCTAGCAGACGCCCAAATTCAAATTACGCTAGAAGACTTTTCCGTACACGAATATTAGACTTCTCCCTGACTTTATCAATTATAACTACGATCCTTGCGAACCAAACCATCCACGCCAATCAGACACACCAAACGCATAACGCTCGCGTGCCTTAAAGCGAAGATTACCTGTGTCAAAATCAGGTTCCATCTTCGTTTGAAGAGGAGTCCTAACAAACATCTTGGTGCCATTCGGAACATCCGTTTTAATGAACCAAGAAGTCGTATCGGTAAACCGACGATTGACATAAAAACCATCAGGCAACATACCCATATGGCGCGTTGCATTGATAGCATTGGTATTTGGATTCGCAGCAGCAGCACTAACTTGCGTAGTACCTGGGCTACTGAGAACTCGATCCGCAATCGCCCATGAATCTACAGGGATATGAAGTGAAACAGAACTAGCACCAATCAAGATACCACGATCATCTTCAATTTTCTGTACATTCGTCAAGGCAGTTTCCAGAGTAGACTCTGAAAGATCAGAAGCAGCAATTAGATTGGACTGATTACCTGCACTGATCGTTGGATGAGTCGAAGCAAAGAATGCTACACCATCGCCAATGGTATCAGAGAAACCATTATTGAATAGATTAGCAGCTTTAACCTGCTTCGTATTTGCCATTGCCCTAGCAAGACCCTTGGCACGTAGCTTTGCAAACGTGTCGTACAGGTTATCTTCCATAGCCTCTTCCGTAACGGCAAAGGCAAGGGCGACGGTTTCCATCGTATAACGAGCAGTATAACTTTCCTGCGCGTCATCATAAGCAACGGAAGCACCTTCACCCTTGGTTGGGGCAGTTCCGAAACCCGTAAATAGAACTTCTTCCTCAAATGCCCGATCAGAGTTTTCGATATCATAAAGAGATTCATGCTCATTATTAACATCGCCATACTCAAGACCGAAAACAGCATTAAGACCAGGAAGGAGTTCTTTAGCAATACTTGAACGATTAATAGCCATGATACACCTTCCTTATTAAGCCGATGATGCGGTAGCAGTAACGTACCGATCTCTGTGAGTGTTAAGCCAAACTTCCACAATTGGGAAAGCATCGCTATCCTTCTCATCAGGAAGTTCTGCGCGCTTAACAACTCGCGCAGCTAATTCAGTTTCTGCGCCAGTAGCAGCCAAGAGATAATAACTGGACTGACCAGTTGTCGTATCTCCCGAACTTGCCGTCGAGCTAACAGTAACATTGTAGTTTTTAGTTACATTAAGTTCTCCAACAGAAAGCGAGAGAGAAGCTTGAATGTAATAAATCTGATCAGGATCAGTGATAACATGGAATTTCAAATCCGTTACGCACGTTCCTCCAGTCCAATGCCGACGAAACTTCTGTTCGCCATCTTCTACATACTGACAACCAGCAAACACACCAGATGGTTTGAGAGTGGCTGCAATAAAGGGTTGAATCGTAGCAAGGTTGGCTCCTGGCATAACAACCAGATCACCAGTAAAAAGATTATTGCTACAAAGACCACCAGAAGTAATCGGTAGTACGTCTACACCTTCAGAGTTATAGTTACTACCTTTTTTTCGGACAGGAATGAACCCACGAAATGCTTTAGTTGTACTCATTTCTAGTTCCTCCTAGTTGTAGAGAGGATTAATCCTGAAAATTAGGGGTACGTCCTCTCATAGTGGTTGATTTACTACTATTAGAAACAGGCATATTACGAAGACGAGCATCTGAATTATTATAAAGCTGTGCGTTTACAGCATCCATCATATCGTTTGCTTTCTTCTGGTAAAATGCTTGTCGTGCTTCTACTTGGTTAGTAGGCTTTTTAGCCAAGGCTACATCTCCACGACAGACTGTACCCAAGTATCTGCCTTCATCCCTCACGTAGGATGTCGATGCCATTTCAGGAACTTCTCCAGGTTCAACAAAAGTCCATCCTTCTTGCTCGCGCTTTCCAACATTCATAATGTCTTCCTGCCCTTGCAAAGAAATCCTGATCCATCGAAGGGATAAACCTTCGTTTTGAAATCTTTGTTGTACCGCATCTGGTATTGACAAAGCATCAGGTTCTTCAAAAACAAACTCTTCTTTTCTGGTATTAGTTTCTCTTAGAGTATCAGTACGTGATTGTTCGCGTGTCATTTCATGTCCTCCGCACTAAGTAATTTGTGTATATTCGCCGTCTGCTTCAGCAACTTTTAGCTTCTGAGCGGCATAAGTTTCAAGAGGTATATTCCATTTATTAGCAAGTTTGACATCCTCTGGAGTCAACTTTACTTTTCCTTTCGAGGAATTGGGAGCAGAGCGCGAACTGCTTCCCACCACTTGAGCAGGAGTTGACGTATCTTCCTGCACACGATTTTGATTTTGTTCCACACCCACTTGATTGGCGTTAAACTTATGTGGAAAAGCTTCTGCAAGCCGCCGATCAATCTCTTGATAAAATCCTTCATCATTAGTATCATATCCTTCTGCTTTAAGTTCTTGATCTATTGTTAAAGCTGAAACAGTTAAAATTTTATCTTTACCAAACCAGTTATTATTTGCTGCCCATTCTTCCGCTCTGGGATCAGGTTGCGCCCTGGCGGGAGCCTGTTGTACTGGTTGTTGAACTTGTTGAGGTTGTTCAGCAACTTCTTCCATTTGTGCTTTAGTAATATTTAAATGTTTTAAATCTACTTGAGCTTCGTTAAGCATTTCTTGTGCTTGTAGAAGCTTTTCTTTTTCACCACCTTCAAATGCTTCCATATAAGCATTACGGGCTAAAGAAACTTTGTCGTTTAATTGTTTTTCGGAAGCATCTAAATTAAGTTTACTTACCTCATTAAAAGATTCTTGACGGTGTTGTAAATTTTGTGCTAGTGCTTCGTTTTGAGCAAGTAATTGTGAAATCTGTTCATCACGTTCTTTACGTTGACGAACTAATTGCCTAATTCTTTTTTCTGCTCCTTTAGTTTTAATACCATCTAATTCTTCAGGTCGTTCTTCTTTTTCTGGAGAAGCGGCTTCTTGAGGAGTTTCTTCCTCTATTTCATAAGTTACTTCTTCATTTTCAGGGACATCTACTTCTTCCCAGGTTTCATTATCATTATTCATATTTTACTCCGTTGTTTACGAAACAAACGTGTTTACGTTATATACTATTATACCACATTTTTTAGTAAATTTCAAGTCACATTGCAAAACTAGTTAAATTAAATGTAGGATCGAGATATGCAGGATTCTCTACCTTCATCATGACTTGATCATCAAACATTAAAATTAGTCTGACACTTTTATAAAATAACTTTGTACCTGTGTGTTTACCATAACAGATATAATCACCTTCTTCACACCAAGGACCAAATGGAAATTTCTCTTGATCTTTATATGCCATATCTCCTAGAGCTAGTACACGCCCGACTGTGGTTAGATATGCCATATCATCCTTTGTAGAATCTGGTAAAATAATACCTCCTTTGGTTTTTGTTTTAATTGATATAGGTCTTACAAGAACATGAAATCCTGGAAGTTCTGGTAATATATCTGGATCAGGATGTTCATCTTCATCTGTAGTCCAAAGATTATTTTTTACTGCATTTCCTAAATGTGCCTGTTGCATCTCACTCCTCTTCTATATAAAGTTGTTTCTGTACAATATCTCTCAGGTTTTGTTTTGCCCATTCAACTCCTGCTATATAACCTACTACTTGTTTATAAGAAGCATAATCAGTAGGATTTCCTTGAGCTAGACTAATCTTTTGATTTTCTATTTCTTCTTGATATACTTGAGCTATTGTTTCAAATATATCCATTAAACATATTTAATTTTACTAGGCTTTGGCATTTCCCAATATTTTGAATCAAAATTATTTAGTTTAAAACGCATAGCACGTTTTCCAACTACATTATCTTTTTCAAAATCACCATAGGATTTATCTCGATCTACAACATGAGTGGGCTTCCCATTGGTAATTCCTTTTGTATCATTGGGATAATGTATCTTTCCGTAATTAGGCATTAGGTATCTCCTTTAATAAGTTTAAAATCATTTCCACTGCTTTCATCTCAGTTTTACTTTTTGTATTAGCTTGATCTTTGATTAAATCTGTCATGGTTTTTTGTTCTTGTCCTTTTAACTTCATTTGCTCAGTTAAAATTTTTATTAACATTTCCATACCTTTAACAGATTCTTTACTTTGCCTGTCAGATTCAGATTTTTCTTCTTTCATTGCCAGAGTAAGACCAGACTTGGTAGCTTCCATAAGCTGTTTACTTTCTTCAAGGTCTAATTTTTTATTTTCTAAAGCAGCTTCTGTTGTATTAACAGCCATATCCATTTGTATTTTTTGTTTTTCAAGTTCTACTTTAGCCTGTTCTAGAGCAACCATTTGTTGTTCAGGCGATTGTACCATACCCATTGCTTGATTTGCATTCTGAACTTGTTTAGCTGCTTCCATCAAAGCTAGTTCAATAACTTGTGGCTTTTGTGCAGACTCTGGAGCAACAGTACCAAGTTCTTGTTGAGCAAGACCATTAACCTGTTCTTGATATTTCATTACAGAATGTTCTTGAATATTGGCTTGTAGAATAGGTTGTACCCTTTGCATAATTGGATTAGCTCCATTCATAGGGTCTTGAAGATAAGCCATCTTTACTTGAATATGAGCATCATGATTTTGTCCTGGGAAGGCTGCAATCGGAATACCTTTAACTGCTGCCATAATATCAGATACAGGATCAAGAGCTTGTGGTTCTGGTTTAGGTGGAAGTATCTCATCTAGATTAGGCATATTGGCTGCACTAAGAATAGTTCTGTTTAAAGCCTCTGTATTAAACATTCCTGGAGGAGACTGTTGTGCCATTTGTAATGCCATATTAGCCAGCATCATACGATGAGCATTAGAAGGAATATTAGGATCGCTTACAGGAATAACATCAATCTTTCCATCAAAATCTGTTTGATAAATACTACGTTCTGCTAGAGGAACCTCATAAGGATATTCTTGTGGCAAATAGTCTTTATCAATACTTGCCAAGATTTTAAATTCATCTCGCTGAGATTTATGAAGTCGTTTATGAATAGCTGTAAAAAACTTACTGGATGCTTCTAGTAATGCCATTGTAGTTCCCACAGGTCCATAGGAGGCAGCATCTGAAACAATTTGTTCAGTGCTATCTGCAAACTTCTGACCAGCAGCAGTTACAAACTGGAGCATTTGGTAGAGCGTCGAGGAAGGCTCTTTGTAAGGGAGAGATATAATCGCCTTATTCAAATCAATACCAGTTGCTTCAACCTCCTTGAACTCTCCTGGAGCTATAGGCTCGTTATTGCCTACCATACGCACACCTTTAGCCTTAAAGCCACCTGGGAGATTCGCAAATTGACCTGCGTCTATCAATGCTCGCATTGCAGCAGTAGCACTCATAGTCAGATTACCAAGGAAATGCATTAGTCCTAAACCATAGAACCCAAATCCTGGAACAAAACGATAATGTACAAAGTGTACTTTCTTTTGTTTTGTAGGATCATCCTTGGCATAATTACGTCGAATACTAAGAATTTGTTTAGATTGTTCTTCTATTGTAACAATATACGGAAGAGACTCACCATCTTCTGATTGAGGATCATCTATATCAAGATAACAATGTTGTTCTAGAAGAACATATTGAGGATCAGAATCACCAGAAGGAGACAATCCTATAATTGTATCCATCTTTTCTGCAAA